AGGCTTCACGATGTACACGATTGACCTTTTGCAGAATTTTGGTATCAGCGACCAAACGGTTCTGTTGTTCGCGATCACGTTCAGCGTCACGACCTGGACCATCAGTCATTACATACCCCAAGGATTATCTAAGGCTTCACCAGGATTACCACCAATGACAAAGTCACGATCAATCCAGGTTTCCCATTGTGTCTTGTTGCCAACCTTGTGCTTGCTCATAAAGTTTTTCAAGCGTGTGCCAATGGGAGTAATACGTCCATTTGCGTGTTGGATAACCTGTTCGCCTGTGCGTGGATCAATCCAGGTATAACGTTCTGGAGTACGTTGACCAAACTTGTTGATACGCTCGCCCACAGGACGTTGTGCAATAGGACCAATGATTTCATAGGTAATGGTACCATCAATATACTTGCGGAAGATTACACTACACTTTTGACCCTGTGCTTTGAACTCTGGATCTGGATGTGGAAAGATATCGCTTTGGAACATAGTAGCAGGCTTTTGTCCATAGACTTCAGCGGGCTGAGGTGGTAGGGGTTTTAAAGGATCTTCTGGTACAATGTCATTCTTGTCCAAGTAAGGATTTTCACTGCCCAGCACAGCGGCAGGAGGTGCTTGTCCATTGAGCACGTCAAGAGCAATTTGATATTTGACCTTGTTGCTACGACCTTTTAGGTTAAGCACTACACCAGTTTGATCAAATACAAACTTTTGTAGTTCGCCTGCGGTAGGAAAGTCACTCATTAGGCCTTCTAGGTCAAAGCCCAGATCCAATTGAGTTTTTTTGGGTGCATCTTCAGCGAATGCTGATTCTAAGATTTTTGTTTCTCGTTTCATTGTGATACCTTTCAAGTTAGTTCAATGTGCGGATGTTTAAGGACATCCGCAAAACCTTTATAGACTTATAATTGTTGTTGTGCTTTAATACTTATGTATTAGTACTAAAGTTACTTATCTTAATCTTTATATTTGTTTTTACGTGCTGTAAAACGCTTGACCTGGCTGTTAGAATCAATACCGCCTTCGCCTGGTACTTCGTGTTCGCCACCGTTGCGATCCAATTCCTCTTCACGCTTGCTGAAAGCACCTGTTACCATTTCTGCTAATGGACGACGTGCTTCTTTAGCGTCTAAGAAATTGCCACGCTTGGCCTTGTGTGCTCCATCATTGCCTGTGCGTGGACCTTGTGCCACGTTGACATTGTCACGTGCATATGGATTGCGTCCAAAAGTTTCATCGCGACGATCAGCACGATCTGCTGAACTGTGTTTCTCTATATATACTTTACCTAGGGTTTCTTTTGACATTATTGGTTTCCTTTGTGATTGGTACCTTGACCAACCATAATGCGGTCAGGATTTGCATAGCCTTTGATCTGTTTACCATCAGTTTGCGTTAGAGTCCGTGGGATCTCATTGTGACGTGCTGTTGGATTTGGTACTACTGTAATGCTAGGCAGGGCTGGAGCATTATTAGTAGTAGTGCCAGCAATGGTAGGACCAGGACCATAATTGGGTCGCATAGTCTTACCAAACTGATTGTAACAGTATCTGCTCATATTAGACTACTGGTGTAAACAGTACAGTGGCTGTGCCTGTTATGGCATTAGCGGCTACAGTTACGTTGCCATCATATGGACCACCTACTGGACCAATTTGAATAATTTTATTGCTATTGGCCTGCACAGCAACGCCTGGTTGTGGATTGCCTGCTGAGGGTACTGTGGCTGTTAAGGTGGCTGATGTTAGCGACCAGTTAACAAACACATCATTGGTAGAGTCTAAGTTTTCAACCAGTATAGCCTGAATGTTGTTTGTGCCTGAGGTAACATAAGTCTGACTACTTGTTGTAGTGGCCGCAATGGCAAATGTTGAGCCAGCGGTTAATACGTTAGTACTAGTACTGATTGTCATTATCTATCTGCCTTGGTAATATAAATCTTATCTGGATTGCTAAAACGTTTTGCTTCCTTGTGTGCTTCAACAGGATGACCCTGGCTTGCTGTGGCAATAGTTAAACGGTTAGCATCTTTGGTAGCACTTGGACCAAAGCTACTCATACGGTCCGCGTGACTGTCGCTTGCTGTGCCACGACGTTGACTAGCGTGTAGGCCGTGGTTGATGCTGTCTGGATTCTTAACCAAATGTGCCATAGGGTTAGCACAGATGTTATCACGACCTGCTGGCATACGGTTAACACCCGTGCCCATTTGTCCGTTAAAGGCAAAGTCTGCACCGTCGCCTGCTTGATCACGACGACGTGGCTCGTGACTTGTACCTTCATTCTTGTGTAAACCTGTGGTGTGCTTACGACCCAATGTTGTGTTCTTCATATTACAAGATTCCTTTTAACTTGCGTACAGCGTGGTGATCATCTTCGTGCTTGCGTCCATCTGCGTGTTTAATTTCTTTGTGATGACTATGTCTAGTTTGCATAGCAGGGTGAGCAGGGTTATGCACTTGCTCTTCTACGCCTTCTAAGTCTGCGGCTGCTTCGTGTGCTTCAGGCATACGTGGACCACCTGTGCGACCTGTCATTGGCTTGCTACGTTCAGCACGTGCTTGCTCACTGCCTTGTTTCATAACCATCGTTGTTGGGTTTAGATTTAGTTCACCCTTTAAATGTTTTGCTGTCATAATATTACTTTCTTAATTATTCTTCAGCGGACACTGGAGGGTGTTCTGCTTTAGTCATTTTGGTTGCTGATGGACGTGCTTCGCTTGCCGCAACAGTCTTGTGATAATGTTCACTGCGACGACTACTATGCTCACTATGGTGTGGGTGCTCTTTATGCTTGTGTTCTGCGGCACGCTTTTCAGCATACGCAATGGCCACTGCTTGAGCCCGTGGTTTGCCAGCACGTAGTTCAGCACCAATGTTCTTACCAAATGCTTCTTTGCTTGTACTCTTAATTAGGGGCATAGTGTTTCCAATTGTTATAAGTTTATTTATGTCAGTTTATCTGCTGGTCAGTTTGCTAAACCTGGGAAACTGCGTACGGCTGGTCTAGTCTTAGTTGGGTTTAACCGCTCTATGGCCTTGTCTCCAAACTGTCCTGTATCCTGCTTGCCCACCACCTCTTGATGGTAATGCTTACTGGCCTCTGCACGGTGACGACTGTGTGGTTCAAAGTTGTCAATGCTGTGTGGAGTCTTGGTCTGCTTGGATTTCAATTGGCCTAAGGGTTTAACTGTCATTGTCTAAGTTAGTAAGTGCTTACTTACCATCTCCTGCTGTGGTGTGCGTGTTCAAGGCTAAAAGTGCTTGAGCAAATGCTTCAGCCTTCTGAGCCGCTACGTCTTCACTTTCAACTACTTCTACTGCTGTACGATCGCTGACCACTTTGCCAAGTATCATACGCTCATATTCCAAGCGTGTTTTATGATCTCCATTATGCACAGCGTCTACATAACCTTCTGCCAACATCTGTTCAAAAGGTTTACCTGATTCCTGTTCAATGGCTTCTACCAAGGTACGAGCGGTTATAAGAGCCGTAGAGCCCTTGGGACGGCCTGCTCCAGGTCTTGCACCACCTCTTGTGGGTGATTTGACCTTGTAACGTCCAGACGTTTTAACTATGCTGGTACCAATTTCTTTTACTGTAGACATAAAAGTATTTATGGTTGAGGCTTCAGGGATTCCTTTTCCGTGAGCCTGGTCTGCCTGTGCTATTCTATATTCCAAATTTCGCTAGGTTCAAAATCTAATAATTTTGTCAATTCTGCTTGTTGTTTGGCTTGCTGTTCACGCATTAAGTTCATTTTATTAACGATTGGAGCAATAGCCAGCATATTTGCCTGTTGGATCTTTTCTATATCTTCTTGTGTTAAAGAATCAAAATTGTAAATCATATTCATACCTTTTAGTATTGGGCTTGCCAGACCCTTGCCCTAGGGACATTCAAGAAGATACAGTATGTATCGCACTGGCATTGCTCTAATACTTATAGTCATAAAAAAGCCCACCAAATAGATGGGCCAAAACCCTAACACCTTTGGGAGAAGTTAGGTTTTAATATATTTGCTTGCCAGATTCATCATATACTTTAGGATCTCTGATTTCTTCTATATACTTGAATTCTGTAGTGTCAAGTAGTTCTTCTAATCTTTCTGCTACCTGACAAGCGGCCTCTTCAAGATGATCTTCAGGGGTTATTTCCTCAGATATCATATCTGTATCAAACCAAGTGTCTACCGCAATACTTGTTCTGACTCTTATTTTCATTTTGATTCCTTTAATAATTCTAATCTACGAATAGCATCTTGTAATATTTGAATAACAAGATCTAATTGTTGGTCATTGACAGTTGTGGCCTGTGCTTGTTCAGCGAGTTGCTGTATAATTTTATTCATTTCAATTCTTCTAATTTTTTAATAATTGCCAATGTCTTTTCTCGTCTTTTTTGATTACGATCAGTATTAGGATCAATTCTATACCCATCTGTAATCAAAAACAAATCCCAGCGTAAGCGTTGCACTTCTTTTGGTAATTGTTCAAATTCTTGTTGATTCATTTCATCTCCTGGTATTTTTCTTCTACTTTTAACAGCCAGGCATCCTCATTAAGTTTTTCTGCTAATGCTAACATTTCTTTTTTGTTATAACTTGTGCCTTTAATATACATTTCCATCCCAGCGATCATTTCAACTACATAATAACCAACAGCGTCGCTGGTCATTTTAACAATATATTTTGTTTGTCGCATAGTCTCTTCTCCCTTTGTGTTAAACTATATGCATAGTATACATTATTAATCTTTATTGGTCTTGTTCTTTATTGTCCATAATCTACGCTCTTCAGCCAAATCTATTGTTTGTTCAGCGTGTGCGTAAAATCGCTTAATATCTATAATCACTATACCATATTGAGTAGTTTGTGTACCAGGTATAATGTTTGCTTGCATTCAATACTTATTCTTGGCTTTCTAACAGGGTTTCAGGAATATCTGTGGCCAACAACCAATCACGTTCTTCCCTGGTTAAACTGCGTGTTATTTGTGCTTCAAGCAATTGATCTTGTAGGTCTCTTGTTTGTTGTTGAGTCCAAGGACCTGAGTGCCACGTGGGTTTCATTCTGCGGCCTCCTTATTCTTCTTCTACAGTATAGCCATCATATAGATATGATATTACTTTGCCTACCATTGAGTTAAACTTGTCTTCATCTTTGACCTCAGTCCAAGACAGCATAGTTTTAACGATACTATCCCAAGGTTCATAACATCTGTATGTCATAGCCATTCTGGATAATTCATCAATGGCTGTTCCCCAGTTAGCATAATCTCCAGCATCAACCATTTCTTTGGTAAACGAATACATATCTTCTATGACATCGCTAAGAGTTAAAGTATTTGTATCTTTGCCCACGGTTTCATTTCTCATTGCTGTCATAGAACCCATTTCTACTAATAAACGAGCACCAAACAAGTTAGCAATAATATCACGAATATTATCACTAGTAATCGTATTATCACCAATGTCTTCAAACAATAATTCAGCACTTAAACCATTTAACAAATAGTTTTTATTGACACGCTGTTTAATAGCAAGATCAATCTCTGTTAAAAATTCTGTATCTGAATTAACGGTAATACGTTTTAATGCTTCTTTGCGTTGACGTGCTTGACCCATTTTTGCTACTCCTTTTGTTTAACTATACAACTATTATACAATATTGAGAATATTTGGTCTGTTGTTTTTTTACAACGTTGTATTTTTACAACGGTTTATAATAGTCTGGGTTTGAGCAACCAATACGCAGGGCCCAAATGTTTATTCTGGTCAAGGCTTGGTATTCTCTAGCGGGTTCTGCGAGCGATTCTGGATTGGTACGTGGTATGCCAGCACGTTGTTGGTTCGTTTCCAACTGTTGAACAATGGTTTCTATTCTGGGACAATCTGCTTGAACCACTGTGTTCCGTCTAAGTTGTTCCAAGGTCAGGGACCTGGGTTCTGGTCTGGTGGCACAGCCTGCTAAGGCTATTATGACTACAAAGATACGCAACATATATACCTTGATAAAAAGAAAGGTGAACACCATTGTCCACCTTTCTGCCCCTGTTATCATAACCAAACCGTTTTAATTGTTTGCAGGGGTTGCAGCCTAATAATCAATTACACTTTTTATCGTGCCTGCATAGTATACTATTCTGTGTCTGCGTTGTCAACACCTTTGGCGATCTTGCGTTTGGTTCTTGGTCCAAATTCCATACCAGTCTTTAGATTGTAACTGCGACGATCACGCGGTTTGGTTAGGATATCTTTGACCGCATATTCACGTCCATCTGGCAAGTGTATCGTGGCGGGTATAACACTTTTGACAGTTTCTTTACGTGGACGACCTATTCTGGGTAGTTTGCCTAGGCTTGATTTGATTGACATAGCCTTATTTAGGCTTAAATCAAGGTACGTGCCAGTCTATTTGAATCAATTGGTATCACTACCCAGTTTTGGCTGAAACAGGCTATCAAGGCAATATTGGCGTGATCCGCTGGTATGTAATAGGCCGCGTGTAGGCTACGCACAGCGGCACCCGCAGGCCATATCAATCGTTCTAAATTAGGATGTTCAACCAAGTCCTGTTCAGTTAGTTGTAAATAGTTCATTGAACAAGGGTGTAGGGCGATCTGTGTTGGCGGCGGTCTTGGCAGGTTGATCTGCACCAGGACGATTATACACCGTGATGCCGTGTATCTTGTTGTAGAGTTCACGCATACGCATCACTGCTCGCCACATCTTTAGTTTTTCAGCGGAGGACTTGTAGGGTTTGCCATAGAATGTATGGTCTCCAGGGCGTGGTTCTGCGGGCAATGCATCTGTCAGTTCAGCAAACAAATCAAAGTCTTCCTGCGTGACCAAGTCTGGATGTTCTACGTTAACCACACCAAAGAAATATTCCAGAATGTTACGCCAGTCTACATCATCAAATGCTGTGGCACTACGATTTAGGTATTCCCAAATTCTAGCGTCATTCTTTTTGATTTCGCCTTCTGCACGAATAATACTGTTTTGTACTTCTACTATCTGTTCCCAACAACGTTTTCCTTTAATAGTTGTCATCTTTGACTCCTTTTTGTATGTTATAACTTCTTTGTCTTAGTGTACCCAATAATTTACGCAATCGTGTTTCTTCTATGGGATTGATAGGGCCACCCTTTGGTCGTTTGGCCGCAAGTTGTTTGCGTTTGTGTTGTGGTATTTGTCTTTTCATAACATCACCTGTGCTCTTGCTTGGCAAGTTAGGTTTGCCCAATATCTAAATGTATGCCCTAACAAATAAGTTCTTTGTTTATTGGTCAATGTTAAATCTTTATTGTGATGTCTTGCTATGATATCACGCATATCAAATACTGTCTGCCCTGGTATGGTGTGCTGAGGTTCTATGTTGTTTAAAAACCAAGCGGCAAATGCTGTGATGGCATCATCACCATATATTTCAAGCACCTTGAACAGATCTTCATCCGTAAAGGTCAAACGATCTAACCAGGCTTCTTCAGCCACATCATATATTCGCATATTAGACCCAAGTAGTTTTAGACCAATCAAACACACCCGCTTCCGTGGTAGTCCATACTGCCTTAGCAATCATATTGTGACGGCGTTCTGCTTCTGTTAGGCCTGTTAGGGCAAGACCCTGTTGCCATTCTCTATCGCCCATCATTAGGTTAACCTGGTATTCGTGATCCTGGCTCCATAATATTGCTGATACAAATGGAATAGCAACCTTGCCACGTTGTCCTGACATTTGGTAGGCTTTGCTACAACGTGGAGGACAATCTATGTCTGCAATGCCTGCGTTTTTGATCAAATGATAATTGTTTAGTAATGATTTGTAATGCGAATCTTCTGCTAGTCCCGTTTCAAATATCTTGCCACGGCGTAAGGCCCAAGTGCCTTTGGTATTCATAGCAAAAGTAAAGTTCATAAAGTCTTTACTGGTTGCCAATTTAGCACCAACTGTTAGTTTGTATTTGCGACGGTTAAGGGTCAAATCATCTGTGGTTGCATTGTCAAATAGACAAATGCGTAGATAAGAAATGTTGCTAAAGTCTGGTTTGTTCACGGTAATGCCTTTCAAATAAAATAAAATGTTGCGATGCCAAAATCGCGGTGCTCTCACTATCAAAAGCCTTTTGGCCTAAGGCTTTGTTTTTCCCCAAGAGGGAGAAACGAATCAAGTAGTAATGCGAGACAAGAGGTTTCGCGTTATAACTGTTGTAATTAATGTTGTAGTTGTAGTAATTGTCATAATTGTTGTAATTGTAGTAATTGTAGTAATTATAATTGTGCCTCATCTGTGCCTCTATATTATACTTACTCCTGACAATTAAAACAAGGGGTCAAATGGCTATTTTTTGATGAATTTTGCCAGAGTGGCGATCTAAGAATGCCTGCTCGCGATCTGAACATAAACCATAGGTTAGAATTTTGTTTTCTATTTTACGACAAGCGGCCTTGACATCCGCACGATCATTTAGAGGCCACACGGTGGTGATAAATGGAAATTTGAGGTCTTTTTCTGCCTGTTTCATCATAATATTTAAGCCTTAAGGTGGTGATTTTTTGTGGAGGATTAAATAGTAGTATAGCAGATGCTAACGGCACAGTCAAGGATGTTGTTCGCTCAGAATTTTTGCCGTTTCATATGGGCAGATTGGGGAATCTCCAAACAACTAAATTGAATCTGCTATCCTACTAATGGATTCCCATTGGCATCAGTAAGTACAGGGCGATTCATAATGCCTTCACGCATAGCACGGGCCTGTTGTGCCAAAACTTTGTATTCCTCTGTAATTTCGCCATCTCTAATAAAACCACGCAGGATCATATTTACAAGACTAAAGATATCTTGTTCTGTTTGACCTTCTGCTTCTAAAGCCAAAACTACATCTTCTAATACGTGAACTAAACTTTTGTGTTGAGTCATTTCAATCTCCATTCAATAAAAAGGAAGCCCCAATCCAATGACGTAGATTGAGGCTTAAGGAATGTGGGGCAGAAACATATATAAGGAAATACACCAATGGCATTAGGAGTATTAAAGGATAACAAACCCCCGCCCCACACGATTATTTAGCACGTGGTTTGCGACCACGTTTTCGCTTTTCGTATGGTGGACAAGGTAACCAAGTGTAACCGTGTCTAAATCCCCATTGTTTACGATTTGCTTTGGTTATCGTTATGCCTAACTGTTCTGCTATTTCTGTAGCGGTGGCTGTACGCATCCATTGAATATGTTCTTCGCTATATTTGTATACTCTGTTTTGTTTATGATTGTAACTGCCGCGTATGGTACCTGGTTTGCATCCACCTTTAATACCAGCCTTTTTCATAGCATCTAATTTTTCACGTTGCGTTCCTTCTTCCAAGTGATTTGGATTAACGCATAACTTGTTGTGGCAAGTGTGATTGACATTGCGTTTGATAGGCAAGCGATTATTGGCAATCATAAATGCCAATCTGTGTGTGGTCATCATTCCACCTGATGTATTTTTTTGACCACTTGCTGGAAGTCCTGTTATGGGGTCTATGCGACGAAAACCAATAAAACCATAACCAATATTGCTTTGAACGCCAGTCCAATTAATGCAACCATTGGCCTGTGGTTCTTGTTGTTTGTTAAACAATTCTAAATTTACATAACGGTCCACTACAAGATCTGTTAGTTTTTGTCTGCGATCTGCCATTTGACGTCCTTATTCTATATGTTTTTATTTACCTGTATAAATAAAAGTATATAGGAATTGATTTGAATGGACAAATATAAAATATCACCCAATGATACCTGGACTTGGTCCAAAGCAGGTCATTTAGATGTTGAAGATATCTTGGACTTGGTAGCGGCCAATTATGAATTAGAATTAGACGCAATACTTGTGCCTAATCGTCCACGTATGGCATATCATTTACATAAATCTATTTTACAACAAATCTTTGAACAACATCAGGTTCTAATTACCCAAGCAAGAGATAAAACAACAAATAAATTATTGGCCTGGGCTTGGCTTGAACGTGGCAAGTACACAGTATATGCTGTAGAAGAATTGGCCACAGCAGAATTTATACACGTGGACTTGACAGCAACCGCAAGACAGCGTATAACATTAATAGCACAGGTATTAGAACAATGGATTGAATGGTGTAAAGTCTGGCATATTCCTGTATTGACCAGTAGTAGTATTAGAGATGATCAACGGGCCTTTATGCGTTTACACGAACAGTTTGGTTTTTTAGTTAGAGGCAGTATTGCATATAAAAGGATAGTATGGGACCAACAGGACCAATAGGACCAGGGCAAGCATATCTAATGGGAGCCAACGCAACAGGTGCATTTGGTGCAGGTGGATTTGATAGTGGTCCAGCACAGTGGGTTATAAATGGCAAAGCAATGACATTTGAAGAATTTATAGATGTTTTATATCCTATAGATTGCCCTGAAAAAACTATGATGATTTTAAAATTAAAAGGAGATTGAAATGAGTATAGAAGCGGCAAACAAAAATTATATTATTGAAGCATTGGGACACGAAAATAATACAACTACTACAGGTGGTATCATTATTCAACATAATGATCAAACAGAATTGGCACAGATTGTTAGTGTTGGTCCAGACATTGAAAAAAATCCAATTCCAGTTGGCACTAAAGTTATTGTAAATTGGTCAGGTGTTGTACAAGTTAAGGTTGGTAGCAAAAAAGCCTATGTAATACACGCTGATAACATTTTAGGTATTGTCACAGATGAATCTTGAATTATATGACATCCGTATAACAATGGATCCTGATTATCCAGACAAAGTAGAAATTGAAATGCTTGAAAATGGTGTTGGTGTAGAGGGCGGTCAATTTGACCTGGCTGGTCTAATTAACGCTATTAAACGGTTTTACAACGAAAACTATTAATTAGTTTTTCTTGTTATGATATTTTTGATATCTAAACACAGCATTTCTAAACGCATTAAACGTTCATCAATGCTGTCTATTTTCTTTTCTAATTCATCATAGCGATTACCACATTCGCGTATGTGATCTTCTAATTTGTATAGTTCTGCAACTCTAGCCACGGCGACCTCTGTCAGTATGACGTCCTTCAATTTCTAACGTGGCTTCAATCTTCCAACAGAATGTAGCAATCTTTTGAATATGATCTGCGGCCATATTGCACACATCTGGATAGTTGGCCGCTTGACCTGCTTCATCCATTTCGTGATATAGATCAATCATCTTATATAAATTATCCAATGTATCCATTAACATACCATCAGCATCCATTGGCGGCATTAGATCAACAATCGCACTTAAAGTCATAATGCCATCAATGGTTTCTGGCACACGACCTACACCACAGGCCTGTATTTCTTCACCTAGGACATCTACGTTGTTTTCCAAATACTGATAGACGTGTTTTAGCAATTTATGATCACTCATAAAGTTGCGTCCACGAACATTCATATGACTTGCGTGAGCACGTTGATACGCTACAAAATTGCTGGCATAAACTCGCTCTAATACGTCGTGTAAATTCTGTAAACTCATTTCAGTTCCTTATTAATATTGTTGATTATAACGTGCTAATTCAAACTCAGTCCAAGGACGTCCTGTTTGTGGATTAATTTCACTGCCACGTAATGGACCTGCCTGTGGAAAATGTGCACCATAATTTTGGCCCACATTGCCTGGAGTCACAGCGGCCGCAACACCAGCGGCACCACGTGCTACTGGAGCATAACGTCCTGCTAATTGTGTTACACGTTGAATAAAGTTAGCGGCTGTTGGTGGTTCTGGCGGAGCACTTGGATGTGGTTTTGCTAATGCTTCATCCCACGCTGGATTAGCACCACCTGTAAATCCTTGTGAAGGAGGAACTGGATTATTAGCACCAGGTACACCACCTCTAAACACTTGACCATTAGGACCTCTTTGCGTAGCATTAGGATTTGCTTGCTGAACAGCACGTATGATAGGATCAACTGCTAATTTTTTAAGACCATAACCAGCACCAGCAATTTCAGCACCTTTAATAGCCAGGTCTGCGGCTGGACCACCTAATGCCGCGGCACCTGCTTGTGCTGTACCAACATTGGCTTCGTGATGTTTATTTTGTTCTGGAGCCTCTAATGGTTTTTGAATGCCACGCATCTCATCAAGATGACTTTGAATTTCTTCATCTGTATAACCAGCGGCCTTGGCTTCTGCTATTTTGGCTTGTAATTGTTGTTCATCCATTATTGTTTTGCCTTGTTACCAAAAATTTCATTTAATGGTTTAGTCTTCTTCCACGATTCTGTGTTAGGATCATATTCTGGAATTGGGAACTTCTTATAACCTTCTTTAACAGCGGCTGTTGTAGCACCGTGTTGAGCAATCCATTCAGCACGTTGTTTTGCAATATCAGCATACATAGTTGTAAGATTGGCTTGTTCTTTACGCCAAGCCTTGTCCATTTGTGCGGCATTGCCAAAGTTTTGACTTGCGGCCCAATCCATCTTAGCACGTGCCAAATCACCAGTAAATTGACTTTGTGCCATTGCATTGTAAGCACCAAGTGCAGGAACTTTAGTAATGTCAACGTTGGCTTCTTTGTTAGCCTTTTGTTCGCTATCACTGATACTACCAGGACCTGAGTTCTGTTTAAGACTTGCGGCATTAATACGTTGGTTAGCAATATTGTATTCTGCCAATGCTGATTTCTCTTGAGGGCTTAAATCCAATTGTGCTAAACGATTAGCAACTTCTGCTTCAGGTTTAAATTGTCCACCAATGATATCACGTATAATAGAATACTTTTGATCACCTGTGCCTTCAGCGGCAGCGTTATATAAACCAAATAATCTATCACTGTTGATACCAGGACGATCAAAAATAGCAAATTGTTGTTTACGTGTATTACTTACAATATCACCAGCACGTGCTTCTTCACGGTATTCAGTATCAATAACTTTGTCAACACCTTCACCACGTTTAGCACCACGTTCACTTTGTATTTTTTGTTGATACACTGGCATATTGCCTTGTGCACCTGGTTGTGGAACACCTACAGCAACTGTAGGACTTTGATATCCAACTGCGGCTGGTTGTTGTGGTTGAACCTGTGGTCTTGCTTGTGGTGCAATTGGTCCACCTTGTGGCATTGTTCCGCCAGTTTGACCAGCAACTGTTTGTTCAACTGCACCAGGAACAACAGGAGCATTACCTGCCGCTGGAGCATTAAGAGTAGAACCTGGACGCGGTGCCATTGGTTGATTTGTATAACCTTGAGCGGCCTGCGTACCTTGTTGTCCTGCACCACGTGTTTGATAAGCACGTTCAGCACCAACTTCAATAGTACCACCAACACCTAATGGAGTTAACTTATTAAGTATTTCTGGATTAGTTTCTGGCATTTGTGTTGCTGTGTTAATAAACTGTGCTTGTCCATTGATACGACGCATAGCATAACGAGCACCACTTGTGCTAGTTGGATCAGCATAGATCTGTGTACCAACTTCAGCGTTCTTTAGATTACCAACTGTGTTTAATAGTTGCTGACCTGTTAATTCACCTTCAGCATTGTAGCCTTTAACTGGAGCACCTTGACCATTGTACTTGACCCAACTTGGTTTGCCATCAACCATAGTTTGTGCCCATTGATCACCAGCACCTAATTTTTGTTGTTCATTTTTGGCCAAGTCGTGTAGACCTAAACGCTGGAACAAATAAGCCTTTAAATAAGAACCTTCTTCGCCTTCTTCTTTAAGAGCACGTTGTAGACCAACACCACCATCCATAACAATCTTTTGTGCTTTTTTCTCTGCTTCTTTTTGTAATTTGTTTTGTTCTAACAATGTAGCGTGTTGATCAGCATAGGCTTTTTTGGTTGCTGGATCAATAAGATGATCACCAGCGTATGTGCCCATACCTAAAGCATTGACATCGCCTGAGTTTAATACAATGTGATGAATAGCCTGCTCTTCTGGAGTCATTCCAATATCGCTGCCTGCTGTACCAGCAATTAGTGGAGCAATTTTTTTCTTAGTCTTTTCGCCTTCTGGCATTACTTTAGCAAGATAATCTTGTGTTTCTTTTGGAATATAATCTTTCCACGTACCACCTTTTAAATCTGCTGTTTGCATAGCCTTTTCAATAGTACCAGGACCAGCATTGTAAGCGGCCGCGGCCTTTTCAGGATCTTGACCAAACTTGTTGTACATACCTTCAAAGTAACGTTGACCAAATTGCAAGTTACCTTGTGGTGTTGCTAATTCTTGTGGCGTTGCTGGAGCAATGCCATAACCAGGTTGTGCCGCTGTTGAAGGCATTACTTGAGCAATGCCAACAGCACCTTTAGGGCTGGTTAAAACTTGTCCATTAGGACCAAATTGCTGACCACCTGATTCTTGTTGTATTATACGACCAAATACACCTTGTGGTGCTTGTGGTGGAGTATATTGTCCTGGTTGTGGTTGTGCAGGTGGTGCAACTGGACCTTGTGCTTGTGGCACAGATGCAGGAGCATTACCAGCCTGTGTAGCATTTTGAAATGGTTGTGTTCCAGGAACAGGTTGTTGTACAGGTGGTTGTTGCTGTGCGGCCATAGCGGCTTGATAACTTTGTGGCATAGCAGGAGCAACTGGTTGAACAGGTTGTGCTGTGGCCTCAGGAGTGCTGTCAGCACCAACTTTTTGTTTATGCGTAACTTCAGCACTACCATCTTCATTATAACTAATAGTTGTGCTTTGAGGTTTTACATTAGCCTGCGGATTATTATTGCTGGCAAGTTGATTACCAAAATAGTTGGCAAGAAAATCGCCAGTGCTACTTGGATTACTACCCATTTGATTGCCAATGTATTGAGTGAAAATTCCCATTCTGGATCCTTATAGCGAAATGCCAGCGTTAGTGTTATTACCTTGTTGTCCAGTAGATTGAGTCATACCAGTAGTACCAGCAAAGTTTGGATTGGCCTGATTTGTTTGACCCATTGAATTAATAAGGTTAATGTATTGTTGTAAATTATTCATTGGTGCTTGTGCGGCTGTTAAACCAGTTTGAGCACCTTGTAAACCAAGTTGTCCACCACTGATGCCAAGACTTCCCAGACCTTGACCTGCTTGTAATTGTTGATTTGTAATATTGTTTAATATGCTTCCAACAGCCTGTTGTTGATTTAACATATTTTGACCTGCCAATTGTTGACCAGCCAATGCCTGACGTGCAGATCCTAATTGTCCTGCACCACCAAAGCCAGCACCTTGTGCGGCTAAATTTTGTGCGTATTGTTGTTGTGCTGGAATCATTGCGGCATTAATTTCTGCTTGTTGATAAGCAGGACTTGAAATGTTGCTTAAAGCATTGATACCTGTTGAATAAGCACCTGCACCACCTTGTCCCATATTTTGACTAATTGCATTGCCAGTTTGTGCTAAATTAGTTGCGGCTTGATTTACGCCACCAGCACTTTGATTATATAAGTCAGTTGCAGAGCCAAGTGCTCCACCAAGTGCATTCATAACACCTGTGCCTAATTGGGCTTGATTACCTAAATATTGGCTTTGTGTGCCACTTATCACTGGGGAAGAAGTAGTGGTTCCACTACTACTTGTTTTACCCTGATTATAACTCATAATTCTTATCCTTGTCTATTATGTATTTAACTCGTTTACCAGTCACCGCCAAAGTCGCCGCCGCCAAAATCAAATCCACCACCACCTGAATCCCAAGAACTGGTGTCAAATGTTGGTTGACTATAATCATATGTTGGTTGACTATAATCATATATTGGTGCAACAGGTGTAGTATCAAACCAATTGCCAGTGTCTTGACCACCAGTATAATCAGTAGGACTTGGTTGTGCTATTGTTCCAGCAAGCGGATCATATCCTAATTCTGCATTAGTTGGTCCTGCTAATTCGCCATTACTATAATCAGCATAATTTGATTGATCTATTGGATTACCACTTTGATCAGTTTGTTGACCATATTGATTACCAGATGATCCTCCAAAAGAAGATTGTTGTGGCAATCGCATACCTGGAGGAGCATTTGAATGAGCAGGCATACCTACTCTTTGTGTCATTACAGGTTGCTGTGGTTGTTGTTGAGGTTGTTGCATCCAACTTGGTGCCTGTGGTGCCTGTGTTGTAATTGGACGCATTGTTGGCATTTGTCCCATCTGTGGCATTTGTCCCATCTGTGGCATTTGTGGTTGTGTGCCGCCTGACATACCACCAAGACCTTGTGCAATGCTTTGTGCTATACCAGTCCCTGTAGATTGATGTGGTGTTGTAGGTGCGATAGGATTTGTTGTGTGTTGTGTTGATCCACCATTCCAATTTGAACCAAATAAGAAACTCATTAGGTCATTAGAACTTCCTCCTGTTGCCCCTGTTGCTCCTGTCGCTGATCCGCCGCTTTTACCTTGACTCATAATTATCCACCAATTAAAGAATTAACTTGCGACATTGACAACGGTGCACCAAAAGCATTATTGTTAGTAAATGGTTTATTGCTAATGCGACTTTGATCATTAGGAACATTACCAGGAAAACTTGGACCAGGTGCAATTGGACTACTTGGCATAGCACCACCCATAGAAGGCATTTGGTTAAGTGCTGGCATACTTGGCATAGTTGGCATTAAATTAGTAGGATTAATAGTTTGTATACTACCTGGAGATGGTAATTGTCCTAAATTAGTTGGCATTGGACTAGGAGCGGTTGTTGGTTGTCCCATTGCATAACCTGGATTGGTTCCAGGGTTAGCCAATTTATTAAATGATAAATTACCTGCGGCAATGTCAGCCGCGTGTGCAGGAGTAACTGCACTTGTACCGCTATTACTTGATTTATTACCTAATAAATTACTTAACAAATAACCAGCACCAGCACCAGCGGCTAACATACCTAAGGTACCTAATAAGCCACTACCACCGCCACTGCTATTATCTGTAGAACCATTGCCTAATAAATTACTTAATAAACCTTTGTTTTGTTGTTGACCTTGTTGCTGACCTTGTTGTTGGCCAGGTTGCATTTGTCTTTGTCCTTGTTGCCCAGGTGGAATTGGATTACCATTAACATCTAAAGGATTGCCATTGGCATCATATCCACCTGGTGTAATAGTATCATTTTGATTTGATGTAGTTTGATAATTATTTGCATTACCAATAACATTACCATTGCTATCAATTAAATTTCCATTGCTATCATAGTTTACTGGTTGACCAGTACTGTCAACTTGATTGCCATAAACATCACTATAACCAGTTGGTGAACCTGGATCAGGATAAACTTGGGAACTGGTGCTATAACCATAGCCATTATCATATCCATCACTTGATGAACCATCACTTGATGAATTATCCCAAGTTGGTGCAATAGGAGTTGCATCGCCCCAATTTGTACCAGGATCGCTTATAGTAACAGAACTTCCGTCTCCGCTACTATCTCCAAATAAATTGTTAAAAAAATCACCCATAGTTTTCTCTTTCGCTATCTATATTTACCCAATTACAGCCACGAGGGTTTAGTAGGCCATTCAACTGTGGTTGGAAAGCCTGCTTGGTTGGGTACATCTAATAATGCTTGTCTATATGCTGTTGCTTCTGCTTGTTGTTCTGAGGTCAATGTAGGCCACCAAATTGGATTCAATTGATCAACAGTTTGATTTAATAACAAATCTCTGTATCTTCTTACTGAATTGCCAGATGCAACTAAATCATTGACCCAGGTTTTTGTTGTCCAATCAAATATGTATTCTTGTAAAAAATCTGTAGGTTTTTGCGGAATACGAACAGGTTGATTATTATCTATATAATATTTTTTGCCATCATATGTTCCTTCAATATATAAATCTGTAGAAGGAATCTGTGATGAATCACTTGCTGATATTGTAGCAATAATTTGACCAGTAGAGGGATCGTATAATGTATAGTTCATCGTTTAATTTGTTGTACAGATAAGGTACGACCTTGGTCTACCAAATAAGTAGGGTTATATGGTGCTGGTGATCCTGGTAACCAGAATTGCGTTAAAAAGAATTGATAGGTACCCGCTTGATTATATGGTCCCAATTGCCAGTTGCTTAATTGTAATTGTGGTAATTGATATAAGTTTATATAAAAATTTACCCAATTGGTAAAGGCTTGATCATATCCAACACTATCAGTTGTGCCATCTGGTAATACTACTTGAATATAAAAACCAGCATAATATGTAGCAACCGCTCCTGGTCCAGTAGCACTACTAAACAATAAAGCAGGTCCTGTACTTGCAGATACTAAGAATGTTGAAGTACTTGCGGTAACTCCTGTAATAACTACATTGGCACCCATTGGATATTGTACACCTGAAGATGGGCTGGCCACATTACTTGTAGTAAAAACACTATTTGTAAAAATACTTGTAACGGCACCTTGAACAATAGTTGTGGTGGCAACAGTATTGGCATTTAATGCTCCAGTAGTGATTAATCCAGCAACTTGT